AAGCCACGCCTGCAACAACTGCAAACGGCGTTTCTAAACTACCGCCACCACCCGTTGCATCTTTTGTGCAACGCAAACCGCCAGCACCACCACCGCCGTCGCCTTGAGTACCGCCACCACCGCCACCGCCAGCAACAACAAGATACTGTGCAACTAAAGGTTTATAGACGGCTTCTACTTCGTACGCCGACACATAGCCCTGCGACCTAGTGCGAGCCACTATGACCCCAGTAGCAGTTGTGCTTCTTGCTCAGTAATACCAAGTTTTGTTAGCAACGCTTCACGGGCAGCCTGTCTAACAACAAGTGCTTCAGCCTGCGCTACTGCTTCGGCTCGTTGTGCTTCAATCTGTGCAACCTCAGCAGAAGTAGCGTTACGAACTTCGCCATCTATTTGAACTTTGTATGTTGCCATCATCTACCTAACTGTTCGTGTATCCGTAAACTCGGAGAGTTCCACCTGTAATCGTTCCGCTACTTACTGTCAAAGTAAACGCCGTGTAACTTGTTGCGTTATCAAGATAACCGCCACCTGAAACATTAGTTCCGCCTGTAGCGACAGCAATATTTTCATATTGAACAAGTGTGCGACCTGCGACATTTGGTTGCTGTATTTGGATAATTGCACTTAAACCATCAGCACGACCATTACCGACCCTAACAAATGATGCAGCGTTCGTAGCAGTTTCGGTAGTAAAAGTACCTGTACCAAAAGCCTGATATGCGTTGTTGTAATAATAACCTGTTGATGTTGCACCCAAAGTTAAATCCAAATTAGGCGTAGATGAAGCAAGACCGCCCGACAAAATTATCAAATAGTTTTCGTAAGTCGCAGAAAACGCATTAGAAACCGTCACACTAGAAACGGTTGTACCAATAGTTTGTGCTGTAACCAGAACTAGTGCAGATTGAATGCCTGTAGGAACAGCCTGAACAACCTGCGCACTCGTATAGCCGTTAGGAACACCCACGATTAGACCGTAATTCTATTAACGAAACCGTGCAACATAATCACATTCGCAGTACCAGCAAACGCACGAACAACCTTCGCCGTAGCATTACCCTGCAACAACAACCCTGGAATCACAGTCACCAAACCAGCCTCAGGCAAAACAGTCAATTCAATGTTGCCATCAGGTGCATCAGCCTGACCCCACTCAATCGTTAACTTAACCGAAGAAGCCGACGAGTTCACCGCATACAACCAAACCTCATCAATCGTTGTCGTAGTAGTTGACGCTGTATGAATCGCTGTACCCGCAGTTGCCGTAGCAGCAACCTTGACAGCCAAACCCGTACCAGTAGTACCCGCTGGCTGTAAACATAATTTTGTAAAAGTTGCCATTGTTATCTCCTAATAAGTGGTTAAATCGTTCCCTATGAGAATACTGCACCTTCAACAGGGTTATAAGCCGCAACAGGTGCGCTATTAACCCATGCTGAACCATTATACGACAACAACTGTCCGCTAGAAGCGGACGTTATTGTAACGTCATCTAAACCATTTAAAGTAGTAACTCCAGCAACGACAAGACTATTAATGTAACTAGCAACATTAGTAGCCGTAATTTTTTTACTAATAGGAGTACCGTCAACGCTATCAACAACAACAAATAGGTCGCCCGAAGCCAATTCGGTCAGTGCATCAAGTTGTGTTATCTTTTTATCAGCCATTGCCAATCTCCATTAAAACAAAACCACCATCTTCTAATAAGAAATCTGTTCCATCTTCCTGTTCTAAGTTTGAAACAACAAAGTCGCCATCTGACCAAAACTCATTAGCAACATCACCCCAAGTAGAACCAGCAGCCCCAGCCTCTTTGTAGTATTGATACTGCAAACTTCCACGATACTGTAACCCAACAGTAGACCAATGAGTATACAATAAATCCGCTAGAGTGTCTCCAGCCTCAGGATACATTGCCATCAAAGCAACAAACATTTGGTCGTTAGTTTGAGCCATAACCAACTGTTTTTACTGAATCTAAACGAAACTGCTGCTCACTGGCGGCGGAAGCCGCAATCAACTCAGATAACTGCGCATCCGACAACTCAGAAACCTTACCAGAATGTTCAACCTGCAACTGAACAGGTGCAAGCCGACCAGTAGCCTGAAGATACAACTTAGCACTATTGTTATCACCATCCAAAGCACGTTGAAACAAATTATCCAACAACTGTTGAGTCCGCTCAGGACTATTCTGAGATTCCGCAACACGCCTCTCCCAAGCAGCCTTAAACGCAGGTTTCTTCTTCCAACGTCTAAGGGTAGATTCGTCAACACCCTCAACTTGAGCGTACTTCTCTTGAGAAGAAGGGACACGAGCAACACTAGGTGTACATAGCCAGTCTAAAAATTTTTGTTGTCGGGCATCCAATAATTCCGTCATCACAATAGAGTCACCTGTTCCTAATTGTTACGGGAATGTTAAATCTTTGTGACATTTGTGTAACATTTCTGTAACATTAATGTAACTTTTTAGATGAAACCCTGTTGCTGTCTAGGCTGTAACAAGATATTGAGAATGATTCTCATTAGGGAACAGCACTCTTTTTAGTAGGGGGGACTGAGGGGGGTCAGTGCCTGACTGTTAGATAGCCACCCCTTAGGGTGGCGGTTTAAGGATAGTACTATTTACAGCAAAGACAGAGGAAGTGTATGCCAAAACTACAGCGAATAGACGGAAAAGTTAAACACTATGCGTACACACCTGAAGGTAAACGTCAGTACGAACGTGATAAGGCTGCAATGAAAATGTCGCCAACAGCAAAACTGCCGCAAGATGCTGGTAGCGGTACGGGTAGCGGAACATACACACCACCGAAACCAACAGAAAAACCTAGACGTAGTTCACGTATTGTTTACGCAAATACCCCAAAACCATCTACGACTAAATCTAAAGGTCAAAGAAAAGTAAGAACTTTACCGACAGCCAAAGAGTACCGAGATAAAATGGCGTTGCGGGAAAATGTTCGTAAAGGCAAAACTAGGACTCGTAAATATTAACTATAATGGGTTACACAAAACCATCATTACGGGCAACAATCCTAGCGTCAGTAAAAGCAGGAAACAAAGGTGGACGTTCAGGGCAATGGTCAGCACGAAAAGCACAACTAGTAGCCCAAAAATATGAAGCCGCAGGCGGCGGATACACAGGAAACAAAACCAGTAAACAAAAATCTTTATCCAAATGGGGTAAAGAAAAATGGCGAACCAAATCAGGTAAACCATCCACCCAAGGACCAAAAGCCACAGGTGAACGCTATCTACCTAAAAAGGCTATACAATCATTAACCGCCGCAGAATACGCTGCAACCAGCCGCAAAAAACGTGCAGGAACCAAAGCAGGCAAACAATTCGTACCCAACACCCCCAAAGCAAAAGCAGCAGGGAAAAAAGCAAGAGGCAAATAATGGCTAAACAAAAAACAACCGCACGACAAGCCGCAACCAAAGCCTACAAGACGGCAGCATGGACACGCAAAGCAGGAAAAAACCCTGAAGGTGGACTAAACGCCGCAGGCATAGCATCCTACAGACGACAAAACCCAGGGTCAAAACTGTCAATGGCAGTAACCACCCCACCCAGCAAACTAAAACCAAACTCAAAAGCGGCGAAACGCCGCAAATCATTCTGCGCCCGCATGAGCGGCATGCCAGGACCAATGAAAGACTCCAAAGGACGACCAACACGCAAAGCGCTATCATTGCGTAAATGGAACTGTTAAACCATACAAAACTAGGGACTCCGTTCAAAACAACCCCCACCCCTGTTCAGCACAGACAAAACAGGCGGATGGTATCCGCTACCTCTATCTCGCCCTAGACTATTAGAGTCACACGTCCACGAGGGCTGCCGCCCCCCCATGCCCCCCCCCTCAACGTGTGCGGACGTGTGAGAAGTCTTACACACTAGCACTCGCACCCACATAAAGAGCCATAATGTTTATAATCTGCCCACAATTTTTGGGGTCGCACATGTGTGTGGGCGGGCAAGCGGACGTGAAGGAAGTAGGGTATTTGTTTGTTGCCTCGTATGCGGGCGGATGGTCGGGCGGTGACATGTGTTGAAGTAATTAGGGTAGTGTTGTTGGCAACGATGACATGGTGATGATGTGCTTGAGTGCATGTGCTTGGACGCATGTGTTGAAGTATTGTTGTTGTGTTGTCGTTGCTGATGACATGCTTTAGTGCATGTGTTCATGGTCGTGGACGTATGTGTTGAAGTTGTTTGTTTGTCGTTGCCGTTCGGTAACGATTACCTAGTCATGCTACGGCATGGGAGAGTGAGTGAGTATGTTGGAATTGTTGCAAGCACCGAAGCCTTTAACGGAGTTAGAGTTTGCTTTGCAGTTGAGGGCTGAGGCGAATATTCGCCGTGAAGCGGAAGTAGATGAGTTGATTGAGTTGATGAACGGTTACGCCGTTTAAGTTTTGCCCGTTTCTCCTTGTGGGCAGGGTAGCGCTGGTGCGCTTGTTGAGGTTCAATTCCTCACTATCCGCAATACGGTAGCATGTATGTCCTCGGACGTATGTGTTGAAGTAGAATATTGAATGGTGGTTGTGGCATGGTGCTACGATATTAGATGTACGTGAACGTACAGCCGTTCCCTAGAGTGGAAGGACACTTTAATGGCTAAGAAATCAACAAAGACAGCAACACCAACAATCGTAGGTCGCTTTGCGAAGATTGACAAGGATTGGGCTGTTGCGTTTTCTGCAAGTACCCCAATCAAGGTTGGTACGATTGTTACGGTTATGACCGCTGACAAGCGTGAGAAGCAAGTTCGCACCAATTCTGAAGGTGTTGTGTTGTTTGATGTGAAGTCGGGTACGGTCATGAATGAGATTTTCTACACGTTTGACCGTGTGGCAAGCAAGTAAAACCTAAAGGGGTTTATGGGTTCGGGCATGTGCCGAGTTTGTGGGGTTCATAACCTTGCCGAACCGCTAGCGTGTGTGGTAGTATCATGCACGTGGGAGATAGTGTCTCCGCAAGGTTAGTCAGTAGGGTTAGTTTCCTATAATCTGATTATGTTGTGAATCACTGCGGGTAGCGGGCTATAATACACCCCCGCTACCCGTAAAAGGATACATTCATTATATGAAAGGACAATTATGAATCCATTAAAGAAAATGGCACGTGTAAAGTGTTACAAACTTAATCGTTGGTTAGGTGATTCAATTCCCGTAGCGTTATGGCATGCGATGTTTCGTAGACATTGGGATATTGATTTGCTTGAGATGAATGATTGGTGGTTATAATGTTTAAGGTTAGAGATTTGTTGGGTTATGCGTTGGATATTGTTTGCCGTTTAACGTGTCACCGTTGGTGTCACGTTATAGGTAAATGGTCGTATGATTTATTAGACCAGCCAACAAACCAGCGTGTTAATGAACATTTCTAGGTACACGGACGTGGACGTGCGTGTTGAAGTAATAGATTTCGGTTGGCAATTCCGTCAGCCGATTAAACAAAAGCCCTAGTCGGGCAGAAAGAAAGGGTAGTGTTATGGCAGGGAAGGCTATGAATATTGTTCGTGTTGATTGCACGGAAAGAAAAGCGTATGTTTTATTGGCTAGTGGAAAAGAATATCCATACGAAATTAGGTGGTTGGACAAAAACACGCTAATTGTTATGTATAAACGTGCTTTTGGATTGACTTGGGTTGGTAAACCGATGGCGAAAACGAAAGATGAGGTTCTTGCGACAGTATTGCAAGCGTGCAACGATTGTGTTGCTCGTGGTGTAACGATGTTGCATGTTACTCAGCCAGTTCCGCCAGTTATTCCTCAGCCGTCACAACCTTCGTTTGTGCCGTCTGTGCCGACTGGTGATAGGGTTGCTAACGCTGTTCGTGACGTGATTCAGGACGCTCTGCGGTCTGTTGGCGTAGACGAAGATGCGGTGCGCAAGTTGATTGAGTCAGCATTAACGGAAGAACGTTCATACGTTAGGGAGTTGTTACGTGATGTTCGTCCGTTGGTTACTAACGTGGTTTTGCCGACTGGTGAAACTCGTCCCGTGACTGGTTTGACTCATGAGATATTCCCTAAGGTTCTTCGTGCGGTTTCTTGCGGTGAACATGTGTGGATGACTGGTAGCGCTGGTGTTGGCAAATCTAAGATTGCCCGTCAGGTTGCGGAGTCGCTCGGTGTTGCATTTAGTGCAGAGCCGTTCAATTCGCAGTCATCTAAAGCGGATATCAAAGGCTACAAGGCTATTAGCGATAACCTGTATCAGTCTACGGGGTTTCGTGACCGTTATGAACATGGTGGCGTGTTCTTGATGGACGAAATTGACGCTAGTAATCCGAATATTTTGACCGTGTTGAACGATGCGTTATCTAACGATAGCATGTCGTTTCCTGACGGTATGATTAAGCGTCACCCACAGTTTGTTGCGATTGCTGCAGCGAACACGTGGGGTAATGGTGCTACTGCAGAATATGTTGGTCGTGCCCCGATTGATGGTGCTACGATTGACCGTTTCACGATGATGCACGTTAAGATTGATGAACGCCTTGAGACTGAGTTGGTGCGTGGTACGGGTTTGAATATGGAACATGGTTCAACGTGGTTGAATATTGTGCGTACTGCACGCCGTAACGTTGATACTCATGGTCTGAAGGTGATTGTGTCGCCTCGTGCTAGTGTTGGTGGTGCTAAGTTGCTTGCTGGTGGGTTCACTTGGCAGGACGCTATTGACATGCGTTTGCTTAAAGGTGTCAAACCTGATATCGTTAGCAAGGTTATGGAATCGGTTATCGTACCCAAAGGTTCGCCAGTAGAAGTGTAACGTTCGTGACTACTAGTTCACGTTCGTATCCTTCCCTGCGGACGTGGACTAGTATGTTAAATTATTAGGGAAACAACAACTACGATTGGAGATATTATGAGACAGTTTATACATGATTATGTTAGTCCGTCAGGTACAGTTAAGACTGGCGTTTGGGTTGAAGAATATGATACACTGGCAGATTTGTTGGTGGACGCTAAAAGCAACAAGAAACGCAAGTCGTCTGATAAACGTGATAGACCTGATTGGCGTGGGTCTGATAGTTTGGACGAGGCTTGCGATTTGGGTACACGTGGTTGGCATGATATACGTCCTGAGGTTGATAAGTTGATTAACTCGTTGGATAACATCATCAGCGCAACGTTTGGTAACTTGTTTGAGACCAAGTTCAATATTACTGGCGAGTCAGGCGATATTGACCGTTATCTTATGGGTGACCCTGAGTGTATGATTGATTATGTTGATGTGCCACAAACACGCATGGGGCGTGTTGTGCGATTACTGGTCAATGGTACTGTCAATAGCGGTGTTTCAGCAGAGACAATCAAGCAACGTGGTGCGATGATATGTTCATTGGTTGATATCATTAATCGTTTGGGTGTCGGTGTTGAGGTTTATAGCGAGATTGCAACTTCTAGTAGCAACAAATATCATAGTATGCTCACGAAATTGCATGATTCGCAACAGTTGTTGGACATTGATAATTTGATGTTTGCAATTGCTCACCCGTCTATGCTTAGACGTATCTCGTTTTCTAACATGGAGATGTCTAAGTGGGAAGAAGCGAAGAAAATTATTGGTGGTAGTTACGGTTCAGCGTCTAATTGCAAAATGAAATCGCATGTTAATGCGGATATTGTAATTGATAACTTTGAGTCAGGCACTGGTGATTTTGAGGAAGATGGTATGAAGTTCATTATGTCTACGATTACAGGATTGGGGCTGGTATGATAGAATATTGGTGGTATCGTATAGCGTATTGGTTAGAGAATGATACGCCTAGTAAACGTTTGTTTGCAAAAGCGTATCAAGTGTTGGTTGCGTTATGTGTTATAAATATAATAATCAAACTACTTATGAAAGGGTGGTAATGTAATGAGTACAGTATCGGCAGTGTTATTAAAGTGTGGTTCGGGTGTTGAACCTGAACCCGTTGTAATTAATGGGTTAGAGTCAATTCAGTCGTTGGTTGGTGGCAATATTGAGGCTGTGCGTGTTTTTGCACAGAAACGTGACACTAATGAACCGTTTGAGTTGGTTGGTTATTGCGATGATGAAGGGCGAATCAAGGATTCGGAAATGAATTGGCTTGCCAGTGCGTTGTTCCGTCAAGAGATTCGTGGTAACGTTGTTGTTGTTACTGACGCTGGTGACGGTGAGGACGGCGATGTTCCCGATACGTTTGTCAAGTGGTTGATGAGCGGATTTTTGCGACGTGTAGCCGAATCCTATAATGAAGCCAGTTTCATTGCGGAAGTAATGCAGTTCGCTGTGCAAAACAATTTAGTTCCTGAGGACGAAATTATGGAAGTAATGGATTCTTTCGGTGAAGATATTGCAAGAGGTGAACAAACAGAAGAAACGATTCACAAAATGAATACGTTATTGGAAAGAATATTGAAAGCGGTTCAAGATTATAATGCGGAAGAAGATGGGGTTGAGTTGGTTGGTGAGATTGAAGATTGGCTGAAAAAAGAAACGGAGAAATAATGAAAGCGCCAGTTGAACGCAAGTTATATCCGAAAGGTTATTATGAATGTTCGTTGTGTGGGCATGGTGTGGAAATCCATGTCCGCATGACAGACAAACCTATGTGTACCAAGCATGGGATTATGCAATTATCTAAGAAACCTAACGGTTTCGGAAAGGAATCAGAATGAATCTTTATCGTGGTACGTTCAGTATTTCGTTTGATGTTTACGCCAAAGACTCAGATAGTGCAGTAGATTTGTTGTATGAACAGTTAGATAGTTCTATAACACACGGCATTAGCGCTGCGGCGTTTGGTTTACACGATGAAATAGAAATGATAAGTAAAAATATAGGTGGATTTGTTATATCACAACCAAAAAAAGGAGATAAATAATGAGTACAATTATATGGTTAGGTGAAGATATTAAAGGTTATCGTCCTGATTGGACGGACGACCAGTGTGATTATGTTATGGACGAAATTGGTACACGGTTATCAGAAGCGTGCATTGAATTTGGGCATGATATAATGGAAGGATTAATTCAAGAATTTGAGGCAGAAAACCCGACAGATTGGAAAGACGAAGTAAATGACGATTGAACAATGCGGTGTAACAGAACACGAAGAATCGTGTTTATGTGACGTTCGCCCTGCCAAGTCAGTTATGGTGTCTAAAGACGCTGTGTTTGACATGTGGCAGGGTGAACGAATAGCAGAAATCTTAGGTTATGTTAAAGGTCACGAATGGACTAATGACACAACTCTAGAGTATTTAGAAACATTATTGTATGTTCATGACCTGTGGGCGGAGTATGGCGGAATTTATTATGCCAATGAATCCGACATCGTAGCCTTACGGTTTCCTGAATCTTACACTAATTTGCATAAATGGAAACTGATTCGTGACAGCGTAATGGCTGCCGCACATCAACACCCAACGCTGCACATTATAGATATATTAAAACGGCTTAACGTTTCGTTAGAACAGTTTATCTGTGCCGTTAGTGTCAATAAACATAAACATGTTATGACCGAAGAACAGTTTCGGAACTTTAGCACACTTATGATTGACACCGAAGGAAAAAGTTATGCTGGTATTGCCCGTTTGTTCCAAACAGGCAAAACTACTATGACTTATTGGAAAAAACTATTCAGAGTTAGCAGAGACATGAAGAAGTCAAACAACAGAAAGGTATACTAGAACCATGAGAGAAAATGAAACAACAGAACAAATGAACGATAGAATACGTAAACATAAACAAAAAGTTTACAACGAAATCAAAAATGACCCTAGTGAAAAAGCCCAAAAATTATGGGCTAAGTTAAAGCAAGAGTTTCCTAATTTAGATAGCCAATCATGAAGATTGTCTATGCTGTAATTCTATTAACAGTTATATATATTCTATTACTTAATATCTAAAGGAGAAATGATGCGGGTAGATGAACTCAATAAAGTCGTTTATGTCAGACAGTCTTGGCTTGGTGACATGGCTATTTGCCCTGAACGTGCTAGACTTGGTATAGTACGTCCAGAGTTTAGAACGGGTTCAGATGCCACCATTATAGGTACAGCAGTTCATACAGGTATTGAGTCCGTACTTAATGGTACGTCCTCAAACTTTCTTGACATGTTAGATGTAGTTGCCAATGATTACGAGTCGCTGGAAACAACAAATTATAAAAAGTCTAACATTAATCAGGAAGAAATTCCGCAATATTTAGAATCAATGTCTAAAGCGTTTTATGATTCAATTTTACCTAAAGTAAAACTGGGTGGAAAAACTGAACACCCATTTAAAGTACCGTTGGGCATTGACGTTAATGGTTATAGCGTTTGGTTAGAAGGCACAATGGATTACGTAGACGAAGATGGTGTTGTGTGGGATTGGAAAACAGCAAAAAAATCCTACAGCCAGTTTAGTAAACAAAAGTCCGCTATTCAGCCAACAGTTTATACTTATGCGGTATCTCACGATACCGACATTGAACCAAAATTTAATTATGGTGTAATGATTCGGCAACTAGACCCGAAAGCACAAATTGTGCCAATTTATCGGGGTGCTGAACATTGGAATTGGTTAAAACATCATGTTCGTGGGGCGGTAAACGTAGCCCTAAGAACTGGTGTAGATAATCAATGGATAACGAATGATGAAAGTGCGTTATGTTCAGAACAGTGGTGTTCATTTTGGAGTGTTTGTAAAGGCGCTTTTAATTGCCACGACGCTGAATAAGGATATGCTATAGTTAGTTCACAACAACAAATAGATAGGAGATAGTTATTACTACAGTAAACAGAGACCAATCAATTGTTATTCAGGTTGCAGGTAAAATCGCTGCCGATATAACACCCAAGACAGATGATGTTCAAATGAATATTGCCAATTTTGTCTTGGCATTAGACGCAACGGTAGACGCATTGTTTACCAAAATGGGTATGACAGGCGAAGCACCAACGCAAGAAGAAATGTTGGTTCAAGCGTTTCCAAATAGCCAAGTAGTAACACAATCAACACAACCAGCGTTTCAACCAGCGCAAGGCGGTCAAGTTCGTATCAAAGGTACGCAACATGGTCCAATTCCTGCATGGTTGCACACTGAATGTGCAAAGAAGGGCGTTACCGAAGTTTGGGATAACCGTGACGGTTTAGCGGTCAACCCTAAGCGCCCTTGGTTCAAATCCACTACAGGTACAGAAGCGTTTTGGGAACCACGAGTTAGGCGGTAACCTGTGACCGACCCCGATTATGTGGGTCGTTGGGCAAAGTTGGGGCGTGGGGAAATTCTTCCCACGCCCGACTTGTCTACCGCACCTTTAGCGTATTACACACCATTACACAAAGCCGCAGATGATTATGTTCACTGGGCGCAATCACCACAAGAAAGAATCTATCTAGGTTTTCATGAGATAGATGCACAAATGCGTGGCATTGCACCGTCAGAAATGTGTATTATAAACGGTTATAGCCATAGCGGTAAAACGTTGGCGTTGCTACAGATTCTTGTAGCCAACAAAGACAAACGTGTAATCTATTTCTGTCCCGATGAGCCACGCACTTTAACGTTAATTAAGTTGGCTTGTGTTACTCACGGCATTGACGCAAACGTTTTAGAAACTCGCATTGCTGAAAACGACAGACAATCCATTGACTTATTGCGTAATACGGCATTAGAACATTTTCCGAACCTAGCAGTGTTTGACCAAACAGTGTCTCTCATTGAAATGGAACGTGCTTTGTCTGAATCAATAGACGTATTGGGTGACCCACAACTAATCGTTGTGGACTATTTGGATTTGATTACAGGCGGTGGAGAAGATGTTCCGTCTAAAGCCAACAGCATTAAAGCGTTCGGTAAACGTCATAATATTCCGTTAATTGTTTTGCACCAGTCCAGTCGTACTGCAGGTGCTGATGGACGCAAAATGACTATCAGTTCAGGTGCTTATGGTGGTGAACAACAAGCAACACACATTGTTGGTGTACGCCGTAAACGATTTGAGATAGAAGGACATATTCGTGACTTGCAAGAAAAATTAGATAAAGCATCAAACACTGAACGTATTATGTCCAAAATAGAAGAACTGCAATATAATTTACGTATCCACATGGATACGGTTACGTTGAACTTGGTTAAGTGTAAACGTCCTGCGTCCGTCCTGTTAGACGATATGGACTTCTTGATTGAAGCAGGAACTGGTCGGTTGAAAAGGTTGGAGAACGGGGTGTTACCATACCGACTTGATGACAATATTGTGCAATCCGAAACAGAACAATTAACTATGCAAGAAATATTAACCGATTGGTAAAGGGGGTATATGATAGACGACAAACTGTTAGATAACTTTATAAAACTATTTCGTGGTCGTGGTGACGTGTACGGCATGGACAGTGGGGGCTGTGCCAAGTTACCGCTTAATGTTGGCACATTTGAACGACACTTAAACGGGTCAGAACGTATCGGCGTATATCCGATTGTTCCAATCAACGGTCAAGCATCCGTAGTGTGGGGCTGTTCAGACTTTGATTTAGGCTTAGAACAATCTTTACATCAAGCACGACAACTACATGACGCATTACAGGCAGGTGGTGTCACATCATGGATAGAACGTTCACGTTCCAAAGGTTACCATGTTTGGGTGTTTGCCACAGAACCAGTGTCCGCTGAGATTATGCGTAACATGTTATTGGCTGCGCACCAAGTTGCCGAAGTGCCAGCAACAGAAGTGAACCCTAAACAAACCACATTACGACACGGACAGTACGGCAACTATGTTCGTTTACCTTACCCTAATTACGCTGACGAAACAACACACAACCAGCGTGTTCTTAACCCTAACGACTTTCAATCAGTTCTACATATTTGCGACTTTGTTTCTATGGCTATCGCCAACCGCACTACACCAGCCGACATCGCACGGCTTGCTGCACATTATAAACCCATAATCAAACCCACACCTGGGATTATGCCCACAGAATATGATGCCACATTAGACGAGGCTATGCAAGTTCTGTCTCCGCTAGGTAAAGTCATTTGGCGTGACGGACCACTACCGTCCAAAGACCGTTCATCAACCCTAGCCAAACTCGGTTACGAGTGTGTCAAAACAGGACTCAACCCTAGTCAAACCAAAATCATTCTCAAAACCGCTGACAAGCGGTGGGGTAAATATCATTTACGTGCTAACGGCGAACTAGAAATAGACAAACTAGTTATACGAGTACACTCATGACAACAATACTTGCAATACAAGGCGACGATTATTGCGCCATAGGTTCAGACAGTCAATGGTCAGATGATTATGGTCGCATAGGCAAAATGACGCAAGCAAAAGTTGTTGCAGTCGGCAAATACTTTATAGGTGTAGCAGGTGACACACGAGGCGCAAACATTATTCAACACGTATTTAACCCACCACAACTACCACCAAAACTTAATGGCAACAAACTCACAAAATTTATGGTCAGCCAATTTATACCAACCTATAGAGAATGTTTAGAATCAAACGGTTTAGGACTACCACAATACGAATCTAATCCCGCAGAAGCGTCCATAGACTCTTTGGTGTGCGCTAATGGTGTCATCTATCAAATAGACGCAGACTACAGTACAGAAATGGACGCAAACGGTTTGTATGCTATTGGTTCAGGTGCGCATTACGGGTTGGGTGCTATGCAAATGTATGCCAGCAACAAACGCATAACTCAACCATCAGCGAAACGTGTTCTGTTAAAATCATTATCTATTAGCGCCAGATTTGACAGCAACTCTGGCGCACCATTCCATACCTTTATACAGACTAGGAAAACATGAAAAAACATAGCCAATTTATAGAAACAAAACCTATCCCTAAAGGGCGACCCCGTATGACAAGGTATGGGCGTGTTTATACTCCTGCTCGCACTTTAGAATCTGAAGATGTTATACGCACGGCGTACACTGGTCCAAAATATGAAGGTGACGTAATGTTGGTTTGTACATTTTCCAAAGATGGTATTTCTATCAATTTACAAAACATTGCGCAAAACGACAGCAAACTTCGTGGCGACCTAGATAATTACATAAAGTTATTGATGGACGGATTAAACGGTGTTGCGTGGGCAGATGACAAGCAAGTGACACTTATAGTTGGGAGTAAAGAATGAGTAAGAAATCAGATTATGATATAGGTCCAATGCCTCACGATTGGCAAACAGATTTATCGTTCGGTCATAAAGGCGAAAAACTTGTATCCGAATTTTTAGGAAAAATTAGTAGTGGTGCGTTTGAAGTTAAAACAGACCGATACCGTAACGGCAGAATGGTGTTAGAAATGGTGCAGAATCCTCGCCGCCGTCTTGACGACAACGGCGAACCATTTTGGCAACCATCAGGTTTAGCGGTGACAAAAGCGGAATGGTGGGTATACGTGTATGCTTTGGACGGTGCGTTTGTTATTGTGTCTGTGCCACGATTAAAACGTTATTTGAAAGCAAACAAAGACAGATTTAATCCAAAAGCGTACCACAAATTTGCGTGGCGTAGTGGCAACCCCAGCATGGGATATTTGTTACAGCCCGAAGATGTTATGGACATGATGATAAACGAAAAATATGACTCCTGAAAACATACCTAATCAGAAAAAATATCATTCAAACGAAATAGAATGGTTAATGCAACCCAATGCTACGGCAAACGATTTTGATGACGACATCGTGTTGTATGACGCAATAGCAGAAACTGTCGCATCTATGGATGCGACTGACCAGCAAATGATATACTTGATTTATTATGAACGCAAAACATTTCAAGAAGCCGCCCGTGAAGTAGGTATATCAGCAAAATCACATGCTTGGCGTAAAACGAAATCAGCAGTAAATAAACTAGAAATATTGTTAAAACAGAATCCAGTTATCATGGAAATATTAAACAGCAAATACGGCATAATAGGAGACCAATGAAACCAACATATAACACATTTAATAAAGCGGCTGATGCAGCATTAACAAAACTAAGAGAAGAAGCATCAACTACGTTACCTGACCCCAAAATGTTTAAACCAATAGAAACTTATATAAGTAAGTGGATAAAAAGTTTGCAACTTGGTGACGCAGAAGAATCCGACACAGAACTAGCCACATTAGTTTTGGAACGTGCGGGCGTACAAGCATTACAATGGCTACTAGATAACCACCCACCGTTTGAACATAGTGAAATGGTGCAATTGTTGTGTCGTAAACAACACGACTATGGACACAACAACATCACAAACTTTGGAATTATTGGCGTAGCAATTCGCATATGTGATAAAATTGCTCGCATAGACAACCTAAGTAAACGCAATCAACCAACCAACGAATCATTGATAGATTCATATATTGATATTGTGGGTTATGCTATGATATCAATTATGTTAAACGAAGATTCGTTTAAGTTGCCATTGAAAGGAGATAAACGATAATGGTTACAGTTCGCTGTAACAACTGCAAACATGTTTTTCAAAATGATGAGAAACGAACAATAGGCTGTTATTGTGATAGCGATGCCCCAACATGGATAGCAGTTGCACCTAGTGGTCGTGTTTTATCAATGTCCTATTCCAATTATGATATATTAGAGGAAACAAAATGAGTGAACAAACAGAATCAAAATACGGCAAAGAAGGAACACAATACTCAATAGGTGAAGATAAAATTTTCATCAACATGGAGTTCATAATCTCAACCCTAATGGGTGTAATCGTAGTGATGCGAGACATCTTGGGAAAAGATTTTAAATCAGAAAACGGATTAGACATAGACCAAATCGTAGAAGGAATAGCCCAACAACTATATGACCAAATTACCCCAAACAACTAACATAGATAAACTACGACACGAACTAGCCGTAATGAAAAAAGAACTAAAACGTTACGGGTCACCACAAACGTTTATAAACAAAGTAAACGACCTAGAAGTAGCAATACGTAAACTGGAACACTTCCGTGACATCTGAACGACCCGACTGGGACCCCGAAGATTTAAACGAACTAATGTATCTATTTGACAAAGACGACATCAGCGAACTAGAAGGCGTATTTACAAGCATGATTAAAGACGACAGCGACGGATTCGTTGTAGAGTTCGTCATTTCTGTCCTTGCTGCACGAGAACTAGTTGAATTATATTTACGTGCGCAATCTGGCGATGAAATCGCCAAAAACAAAAGTTGGTTTGAATACTCTAAAATTATCGCAGAACTAACACAAGGATTAAACCTGCACGACAATTAAGGTTCTTCAGTTATTCCAATACCCTGTTCGTAACCGTATTGTTTTAATTGTTTAAGCAAATCTTCCACTTCTTTATTACGCCGTTGCGCTTCCTGTTTTTGTTGCACAGGACCAATCTCACGAGCAGGTATACCAGCATAATTAAAAATACTGGACAACATACGTTCCTCTAATGCTTCTTTACCGCCAGTTGCACCACCAGTCAATCTGTTAATTTGCGCAATAATTGGGAAAACAGATTCAACAATATGGGTAACTCTTTCATCCATAACCCAATTACCGTATTTGTCAGTAGTAATTTGACCATCGTTAACAAATCTGTTTAAAGCCTTAGCAATCAAAGTTTCGTATGGACCTCTAACTTCTTTTTGTTTCCCATAGGCATTAAAGTCTTGAACAAAAGTTCCAAACTTTTTACCCGCTATAAGTTCTGCTGGCAATCTAATTGGCAAACCAGTTTGACCCAACAATTGTTGTGGGTCAGCAAACCCTTCAAACATCGCCTTCATACGAATATGAGGCAAATCGGGTGTCAACACCCAATTAGCCAACCCATTACCCAAACCTAATGGTTCACGTTCGTTAATCCATTTAGGCATCATCAAGTTAGCGTTGACAGGCAGTTCTTCTTGAACTCTTTGATACTCATAATACGCTTTAGGGCGAGTTAATATTTGTGTCATTTGAAGCGGAATGTTTCGGGAAGTCCAAATCCAAAACGGAATAAACCGCTTTACGGTTTCATCCAACTTAGACAAATCGCTATAATCAAAATGTACACGAGAAATACGTGCAACTGCCTCATCAAACGTATGCCCCTTGTTAAACGAATCTATTGCCATTGGCAAACGAACAGCACGTTCAACATAACTGTTTTTGTTTTGAAAAAAACCAATATATTTATCTGTCGTAACTTGAGCCAATCGCCCAATTGTCGGTGCAGCGAAATCATCATTAACACCATAACCAGTAGCCATAACAACTTTAGTTGCCCACTCTGCTTTTGCCATTTCTTGTGGGTCTGTAATGCCTGCTCTTGCCATCCAGTTAGCAAAGTTTTTATTATTTAATCTTTTACCAACAGTATCATTTTGCGCCGCCGCCCACTTTATGCCAGTACTAATAGCGTCATTAGTAACACCATCAGCATAATTCATAAACGTTGCAGACATGCCGTTACGCACAAAGAAACCAATGCTAGCAGTAACCCAACGTTTCCAATATGCGTTCATTTTATCAAAGTTTCTTAAAAACGCACCATACTCGCCCGCATCACTTAACTTCTTTATAGCAGGCATCCACTGTTCTTTTGCTTCCTTTGGGATTTGCAATCCCAAACCAGCAAGTTCTTCCCAACCTTGTTCGGCAACATCAATAAACTTTTGCCCACGAATACCCAACATTTTTGCTTGCGCATAAAAACTAAACGCTTGAGGAATCTCTGATTCAATTTTAGCCAACGCCAACTCATCGGCATGCAAAATTTTCGTTACACGGTCATAAGCCTCTTTAACTGCAGGTGAATCTTGCAATAACAAAGACGACTCAAGACTTTTCTCAACATGTTTAGACCAAGCCGCATTACTAGCAGCCGTAGAACCCTTAGGCGGTTTATTGGACAACAGCAACAAAAAGTCATTGACTTCTTGTTCCAACGCCGAACCAACCTCGTCAGTCCAAGTTTCCAAAACTTTAACCTCGTTTAACAACATAGGTAAACGTTGTTTATAATCTAAACGCAATGTTTGCAGTTCTTCTGGACCAAAAGTTTTTTCAATTTCACGCAAAATATCTTGGTCAATTTTGCTATAAGCATTACTAAAAAAACTGTCAAGTGTTGCAAGTTTGTTAAGAATAACTGTTTTGGGAACAGATTTGCCACCAACTTGAACACTATCTGTGCTACGCAAATTCATTAAAGCCTTGAAAGCATTATCAACTTTAGTTGATTCCGCAATCTGCTCATCCAATTTTGCACGTTCCGCTAACGTTTGCCCAACCTCAATACCGTTTTGTTGCAACAACTTCTTTACATCTGTCTTTGCTACATGGGTGGCTTCTAATGTTTCGTCCATAATGGTTTTCATAAAACTATTATTTTCTAACAACTGCCAAGGCGAAGCAATAGAATCACCAACTTTAAACGCAGGTGTGTTGCTCGGCAACAACACCGCCCACTCATTCAAAGAAGGTTCAAAGTCATCAAAAATGCGTGTTAAAGGCATTAAAGCACCTTTATAACCATTTGCGGCAGCATCGTCCACAACTCCACCAAACCATTTATTTGCAACAACCTTACCAACACTTTCAGCATTATCAGGACTTAAAGACCCAGCAAGACGTTCTTGCATATCGGCAAACCATGTAAAGAAATCATTAAGTTCTTCATTAGACATTGGCAAAACATCGTCAGCGGTTTCTAAAAGTGTATCAACTTTAGTTTGCATATCATACATACCCATTAACCATTCCGCTTTTTCTGGATAAGCACGAATAAACTCTGGGTCTATAAAACCATTGTTAGCAAGCATATTGTCAACAACATCCATTGGCATCATATCAGGCACACCAACTTCAGCCCAAGCCCTGTTTAAATCATCAGCCCAAAACTCAGGATTAAGAAAATTTGCAAAAGTAGTTGGGTCACGCAAATCCAACAAATCTTGTTCAGGTATAGCATGACCAACAACGGCATCTTTCATTTGCGCAAACGTACCAAATTCATTATCAATAGGTTTAGTTGTATAAAGTTGAAACGGAATAGGTTCGTCACTAAAACCTGGTGGAAAACCATAAATCAAACCCTCAGTAGCATAAGACGCATTATCTTTAGCAACATTTATACGAGCCAACGCTTCTAACTCTGTTTCGTTCGCCAATATTGCTTCGTCAATTACACGTGCTGCTTCAGGGTTGCCAGCAGGAATTTCGTCACGCAAATTAATTAAAGTGTCATGAGTTTTCTGACGGAAAACTTCTCTTGCATCTATTGCATCACCACCACCAGCGTCACGCACAATGCGTTCAGCCATCCATTCAGCCGATTTGCCTTGCCAATCATCATTATTGGGAAACCTAGAAACATATTCGTAACGCAACTCTTGCATAGACAAGAAACGGTCACCTTCGCCATTAAGCAACGCTTCTTTCATTTCCGCAGCATGACGCATGGTTGCTAAATACAAATTGTTAAACTCACCTTTTTTATCAGGTGAAACCTTCACAGCCTGTTCTGCAAGTTCTTGCATACGTTCAATAATTGCGTCAATGCTAGAAACAACCTTTAAAGTCTCATCATTTACCGCTTTGCGGTAAGATGCTTTGCCCGACAAAACTGCACGAGCAACATCAGAAACCTCTTGGAGTTCCGTTGCCAAACCTTCTCTAGTGCCCGCCAAGCCAGCAGTAACATTTCGTTTAACCCTTGGAGTTAATCTTTGATATTCAGAAGTTAAGTCCGTAACAATTTTATATAACGTATCAGCAATTGGACCGTCATCAACAGCCTGTTTAATCAAAGGTTTAATAACCTCTGGACCAAAATCTAACAAACGTTCAACATAGTCATACCTGCCGTGCATACGACTATAAGAAGCAATACTGTCATCAATGATTGTAGGCAAATCTGTTTTAAACCAAGGAACACCAAGTTCTTTCATGGCAATTTCATTAATTTCAGTAATGTCGCCTTTTAAAACTTTTTGTCCCAAAAACTCAGAATATTCAGTAACACCAGTTACGGGGTTAAGTTCAGGTCCACGAACTTTACGGTAACTAGCGATACCTCTGCCAGTTTTAATTTCATCAGCAGTAAGTTTATAGTCCGCAAAATATTTTGCATATTTTGCCCGACCAGTTTTTTTATTTCCGCCTTGGCTACGCAAAAATTCTTTCGCATCATCAGTAATAGAATGATAAATATGGTCTTCAACAAAACCCATTTCTTTAACATTAATGCCATATTTAACTGAAAGTTCATTTATTTTAGCGTTTATAACATCACGTTGCGCACCATCCCAAACCTTAAAACCTTCAACAATTTCTTGTGTTAAAGGATTGTTTGTCACCGCACCAGAACGGTTTTCAATTAATGGAACTAAAAGTTTTTGTTCATCGTCAGGCAAACCTTTTACTGCCATAGCCGTGTTGGTTATTTCACCCGAAATAACACCTTTAGCATACAAGGCAGTACTTTTGCCAACAGTGTTGGCAGAATAATGTGCTAAACCTTGTAAGTAGGTGTCATACCATTCTTTTCCAGATAAGTGTCTACGACCTAATCCAGCAAGGACAAGGGGTTTGGTTTTGGATTTAGAAATAAGTGTTTGCGCTTTAGGATATTTGCGGAAAAATATGTCGCCTGCTTTGGCGCTAACTGCACCAGCAGTATCAGCCCAAATTTCTGCTAAAACACTAGAGTTTGGAATTTCCTTACCCATATACTTGACACCGACAAAAATACCTTCAGCATCTCTAACTTCTTTTGGAAAAGCAACAGGACCTTTGCGACCAAGATTATCCAATACGACATCATCAATTAGATTAGGGTACTTTTTTTGTAACTCAAGTCCTTTTAGAACTGTTGCAAATTTACCCATTTTACCAGCAGCACTTGCTGGAAGTGTTACATACGTTGCAGGGTCAGTTAAAGTATTTGTAACAAAATTCATTATTTTGTTTGGAAGCGCATTAGCGTTTCCAACTGTTCCACCTTCGCCAAAAGGTTGAAAATCAAAATTACGGGCATTGCTAACAAACTCTTTTATAGAAGGTTTAACTTTATTGCCACGTGCGTCAATTCTTGTTCTGCCAGTAAGAACAGTTAAACCATCAGCAACTTCATTTAACGCAGATTGCAAAGTAGACCTAACAGGCTTACTAACCTCACCAAGCGACAACCATTTTTCTCTACTGGTCAAATTTAAAGGAAGTGTAGCAATATCATACACTTTCTTAAACCAGCCACCACCAATCTGTTTAGGCGCACCACCCATTGCAATATTGCCAAGTTGGTCAACGATGCTGTCTTTGCCAACTTCAAACGCTTTAGATTGTGCTTTAGAAATGTTTTGTTCTAATTCATTTTGCGCATCAGCAAAATCTTGTTCATCTTGAGAGGTGTCACGTTGCGGTCTTAAGATACGTGACGTACCATCTTTGAACGTGTATATTGCCTTACCTGCATCATCAAAGCCATATCCAGTAGGTCGGTCAAGTGTTTGTTTCTTAACAAACGGTGAACGTGTTACAGCCATGAAAAGTCCCTAAATTAGTATCCTATAATAAGAATACCTGTTCCTAAAACTCCGCTCGCCGCATTGCTTTAACTTGCGCTATGCTTTCGTTTCGTTGAGCAGCAGCCTTAGCAGCGGCTTCTTCTTCAGCCTTCTTTTTCGCTGCTGCCGCAGCCGCAGCCGCATCATCGGCTGGCGGTTTTTCAGTTTCTTTAGGTTTTTCAGTTTCTTTAGGTTCTTCAGGTTTTGGCACATAACCATACTGTTGCATAGTTTGCGCCCTTATTGCTGCAGCCGAATCTTCTTGCGCTGCCTGTCTAGCATAAACGTTTTCACTTGCTTGTGCTTTTTGCAACGCAATATCTTGCAAACGTTTATTTAGGTCAGCCTGCATACCAGCCTTAATACGTGGTTCCTGACCAGCCAAACCCTGCAAAGCAGCAGTAGTAGCACCAGTAGCAGCACGTTTACTAGCAATGTCAAAGTTTTGTTGCCCAACATTCAATTGACTAGCAGCCCATTTACCCAAATCTGATGTACTAGTAGCAAACTGTTTAGCAAAATCGCTTATAGCCTGCACCTCGCCAGTACCAGCACCTTGAGATTGTAATGCAGCCAACAAAGGATTTGTTGGTGCTTCCAAAGTACTAATAGGAACATCTTTATAAGCGACACTATCAACAAAGTTTTTTAAGAAATCTTCACCCGCACCCGTAACTTGTCCACGTGCAGTTTTAAAATCATTAGCCAATAGTTCAAGTTGTGTAGCAAATTCGCTATCAGCCATAGTTTTCATTGGGTCATAAAGTTCTTTAATTCTTATCAAACCTTCAGTGGTTCGTTTTCCTGCTTGTGAAAACAGATAATCAGCAGCAGCGTTACCACCCGCAATACCACGAAGTCTAGTTTCGGCTGCTAACGCATCTTCACGTGCTATTTGACGTTTTTCTGCATCAACTTGTTGTTGTTGCGCACGTGCCTCTGCTGCAACTTGTGCTTCACGGTCACGTTTTTCTTTAGCCAAAGCATCTATACGTTCTTGCGCACGAACAGCAGCAGCAGTACCAGCAGCAGCACGTTGTAAATCTAATTGTGCTTGACGATATTTGTCCTCACGTGCATTATCCAACAATGTTTGTTTTGTTGAAAAGTTTTGTGACATTATAACATTGTTGCGGTCAACTATTTCTTGTCGTGCTGACGTTTGTGCTTCTATCTGTCCCTGCAGCAACGCCTGACGTGGTTTTAACCACGAATCAGGCGGCATAACATTTGCGGTTTTTTTGTTTTCTTTTTGCCACGCAAGAACATCTTCATTATATTTTTTATACAAAGCATCCAAATTTAATGGTGGAACAGGAAGCGGTTGTTGCAAATATGGGTTAGGCGGAAGTTGACCACTTTGTACCCATTTGCCATTAACTAATTTAAACGACATAACACCCCCTAATAGGCAGCATACTGCTTAAGGGCAGTAGCCGAACTAATAATATCTCTTTGTTTTTGTAAACGTAACTGCGTCAAATAATCCTCAAGGTCAGCCTGAGATGCTGCTTCACTCATAGCAATACGGTTCTGTTCATCCTGTAGCATTTGTGTTTCGTCAGATATTCCACGTTGCATATCGGCAGCGTAACGTTCTAAACCTTTACGTTGAATACCTGAAGCCACACCAGGACCAGCCAAACCACGTTTACCATAACTAGCCATTTGTGGGCGAAAACCTTCGGTAAGTTTACGTGTCAAATCTGCTATGTTGCGTGTGCCACGTTGTTGTCCCAGAAACGCAGCCTGTTGGTTTGCTATTGAGGTTGCGGAACGGCGTTTACGGGCAGATGCTTCAGCCATCCCATAATCGCCATAATATGCGTCTATCATTGACATAATGTTACCTAATTGCTTTCAACTGTTTTAATTCGTCTATTTCTTTTTGTAAACGTTCTAGTTCAGCCTGAAGTGACACAAAAATGTTTTGTAAAACATTTTTGTCCACACTTGTCAGCAAAGACAACGAGTTAACAGACCAAGCCATTAACCGAACACCTGCGAACCCAACACCAACTGGTCACTGTCACCAGTTACACCACTTGTACCAGTACTGGCTGCTGTTAAACGACCAGCCGAATCAACTGTAATGTTTGCTGTTGTGTAAACACCAGCAACCACACCAGTTGCAGACATTGCAGCCGAGTTTACAGCCCCAGCGTCAATGTTTGTGCCAGCCGCCAACGCTTCAGTAAACGTTTTAATAGCAACAAAGTTTGCATTAACTTCAGTCGCAATAGCGGCTGTGCCGTTTGTAAAACTATGTGGAATAGTAAGTGTAGCCATTGTTATCCTTTAACCTGTCTAGGTTGATATTTGTATCCAATACTGTTAATTCCCCACAACTGTCCCAAAGGACCGTTAAACTCTAGTTGAACAGTTTGGGCTAAACCCAAATTGTTTCCAGTAATCAACAAAGAACTAATAGCGCCAGTAGACCAATTATCCCCCCAATTACTAGACCCCCAAACCATACCAGAACCAATTGGTGATTGTGTTAAATTAAAAGTTCTACGTTCATTACCATCAGCCTCATCAAAATCATGATAAACTTTAACACCAATAGTTTGATTTACAGCAGATTGTTTAATAACAAACTCTGGACGGCGAAACATTTTACGTTGAGTATAGGAACCAGCATCAAACCATTTAGTACGATACTTACTAGTATAAGAAACATCAGTGCCAGAAATATTATCAAGTTCTTCATCATACATATCAATCTGTAAAACATAAGGTAAAGTTGGATGAGTTAGTAAACGAAACTCAACATTGGACGCATTATGCCAGTTACATCCAGCAGTCAAACCTTTGCCGTCCGCAGTTGAAAACTGCATCCAAGAACCCCTAGCACTAATAGTTGGGTCATAAACAAAATTAACAGTACTATTTGATACAGCACCAGTCCTAGAATAAGGTGCAGAAACCCACAACCGTTGACCAATCCAACTTAAATGAAAACCATCTTCAACACCAACAGTAATATAATCCAAATCAATAATAGGTCTAAGGTTTTCAAAAATGTCCGTAATAGTAGAACCGTTATAATAATATACACCTTCAGGATTAGAAAAGAAATATACACCTTTGTCGCTAACAGCAATATTGTGTGGTGTGTCAACACCAAGATTACTAGAAACTTCCACAACTTGGAAATTATCTGAATCGTAACCAAACAAAGCAAAAATTGCGTTTGGTTTAAAAATAATTAACTGACCAGCAACAGTAGCCAAACCAGTAATACGATTACCGCCAGCATTAATTTCAATATAATCATCTTCATTCCAGTTCTCAGGTGCATTTTCCAACGACCAATGCAAACGATTCGGATAATCAACACCATCAACACGAACATTAGCGGCAAACATTTTATTAGCATGAACATGCAACAACTCCGCTGTCGGCATTTTTCGTTCAGCCGCAGTAGGAGTAGTTTGCCAAGCATGCGGCGCAGTACCACTTGCTGTCAACGCCGTAGCATACGTGCTAGCAGTATCCCAAACATAGCCACCGTTGCCAGCAGTCCCAACAGCAATATACAATTTAGTACCCCACTGTGCAAAACTAGCACCATGCGTACTAGTAGCAACAATAGGATTACCAGAACTATATTCCAACAAACTAAAATCAGCACCAGTGGACCGATAAACTCTAGTTTCTGTAGACAACATTATGCGTGGTGTAGCACCATAAAACGGAAACAACGTTTGTGGTGTCCAAGTACCAGATACCGCCGTACTATTAATACGGCGCATAGCACCACGACTAAAAACACCACCTCTAGGGTCAATTTCAACATTCAACATATCAGGAGATTCATTATCAGCCAACTGAAACTGGTCGGCACGAAAGTTTAGTCCCCCAGTAAAATCTTTCAGTTCACGAACTTTAACTTTAGCCATTAGTTAAGTTTTAAATCCTGTCCCATACGTCGCATCCAATCCTGAAAGGTTGGACGACCAGAAGTTTGCCCCTGAGATAAACGCAAATGCGCATGACTACTAGGTTTCATAATGTTTTCTTTAGCCAAGACAACACCTTCGTCAAAAGCACGTTTATATTCTTGTGCCATAACCGTGTCCTCAAGGCGTTGATATACACGGCTGCAAGCATAATACACTAAAGGAAAATGCAAAGACGGACTGGCATCAACCGCACCACCAGTAGTAACCCAATCAATCGGTTCACGATAAGCCCGCACCTTCAAGGTGCGAACATTGTTTGGTTTAGGAAACAAATGAATTTTACCTTCCCAAATAGCATAAAACAACGGGTCAGCAGATGTATCATACGAACCGATATAAGTATTTTCACCCATATCAAGTCCAACCATATCTAAACGCAAACCCGTACCCGTAGGGTCAACAATAGAAATAACCTGACCAATAGGGTCAGCAGTAAAAGAACTAATAGTGTATTCACGTTGCTCAGCAACAGTATTAAAAGTAAACGACTTTTCTAGGAAAGACCAGCGTTTTTCCATATCCAATATGCGGTAATATCCGTCACGGATATAAACATTCAACAACGAATCTGGTAGGTCCTCATTATCTAGGTCAGTAATGTCACGGACGGTTTGACGCAACGTTGTTGCGGTCATTGTTGCGTATGCCATTGTTATTCCTCGGATTCAATTTGTTCAGCCAACTCAGCCAAATTAACAGCCTGACGGTAATGCCCGACACACAATTCTTGCCCCTTCATACGGTTAGCGCCACAGGTGTCGTCGTTGCCCATACATTTGTTGCCACGACCCAAATATTCGCCGCTGGCAGCCGCCAACGGCGCATCAGCAACAGCAGAAAGCCTATAATGGTCCACTGGTCTACCGTATAAAGCGTAACTAGGTATTGAATTGCTCATCATAATATGGGTATCCGTTCCTTTAAGGTAATGCCGATAACACTTTTTCTAACACCTTGCGACCATACTTATTACCCACGCTGGCTTTACGAGTTAAAGCACCAACAGGTTTAGTCACACCTTTACCAAGCAACCCCAAACCTTTCATTTGTGTAGCGATACCTTTTTGAGTATATAGCCAAGCATTAAAAAGGTCACTTTTACTTCCCTTGCCAGTTAAAATGTTTTCTAACTCGTTTAAAGGCAACAAAGACTCACCTACAAAAGATGCTTTTTGACCATATTTATCTTCCGCCCGTACAATTCCAGGGTTCTTTTTATTTAACCTCAACAAATCAGACAACTGTGCATCTAAATTTTCTTTACCAAAACGAACAACACCAGAAAAATTAACGATATCATTAAACGGTCCAAAACCAGGTTTAGTTTCAACAATAGACTTAGTGCGTTGTTCGTACTCAAACCCTTTAGGGTCAGCAGCCATTTTAGACAAATCTAAAGCAGAATTAACCTTGCGCTTATAACGTTGGTTACGTGGAGTAACCATTATTTCCTCTTTGGTGCTTTAGAACCTTTTGATTGTTTTGCTCGGAACGCTGACAAACGTGCATTAAGTTCTTCGGCAGTTTCCTGTCGTCTGCCAGAACGTAAAGGCGCACTAGGTTTAATATTATAACCCTCACCACCCTTGCCAAGAACCGCTCTTGCAGCAGCCACATCAGCAGATGTGGTCAATTTAACATTCTTAAGTTCCTCGGGAGTATACTTTTTAGACGACACAGCCAAAGGCTTAACTTTAGAACGTTTCGCCGCATTTGCTTCCTGTTGCGCAACAAGTTTACGTTCAGAAGCCAAAGCAGACAAACGTTTCTCCCTAGCCTTAGCAGACTCAGGACCCTTAACCTTAGGACCAGTTGACGTACCAGTACCTCTATTAAGTTTAGCATCTGCACGTTTACGTTCCAAAGCCTCAAGACGCATATTCGTTTCTTTATCTTGACGAATTTGATAATCCCTACGAGAATCCTTAGGTTCAACACCTTTTCGGATTTTATCTTTTTTAGCACGAAAAGCCATTCTACCAGCCTCAGTGTCCAACTCCTCTGGAGTCATCTTACCCAAATTTTTTAACCTAGTATCAACACCTCTGGATAGTTTGTCCAAGTTTCTTTCAGCAAAAGATTTAATTTCTGACTCAACATTCTTACGAACTTGCGCAACCTGCTTAGGAGTAAGTTTGCGACCATCTTTTTCATATAATTTTACAAGTTTATAAGCCTCTATGTTTGTTTGTTTATCTAACATGCCGCCCTCGTTTTTAAGCAAACGAGTCTTATAATCAACCGAGTTCATTTTCTTGGTTAAAGTATTACTAATCAAAGGATAACCTTGTTGACGCATCATCTGCGGAGTCATCCTTGTTTCAACTTTACTTTTTTCTTTATTAAGGAATCGTTCTCGGTTTGCTTTTTTCTGTGCCGCTTTATCTGCTGCTCTTTTATCAGCACCCATAGCACGGCGTTCAGCGTCAGCCTGCTGGTTAGCCAAACGGCGCTGTTCTTTAGTCATTGGCTTAGAAGCAGGCTTGCTTGGTTTTGGGGTTACTGTCTTTGCTGTTTTGCTACTAACCTTAGGTTTTCCACGTCCACTTAAAGCCTTTGTAACAGCAGACTTTGCTGCGGCAGCAATGCCGCCAGCATCATCTGCAACATTTTTAGCAGCAGAGACAACAGCGGGGCGGTTTTTGGCAAGTTGTGCCATTACCGCTTTTACAGCATCATCAAAAGCAGAACCACCTCTAGCCATTAACGTTTTCCTTTTCCTTTTGCTGCTTTAGTAACAAAAGGTCCGCCTTCGTTCATAATGTCTTTTGCCCTTTCGGCACGATAAAACATTCTATCATCTTTAGCGGGAACCATTTTACGAGGAACCTGTTTACGAACCTCACGATTTAAAGCAACTTTTTCTGCCTTGCGGTAAACTTTATTTTCTGCTTTACGTACTTGTTTAAGAACAGCCTTAATAATATCATCCAAAGGCAATTTGTTGGGTGCTTTAGCCATTACTTTTTATCCTTTTTATTTCTGTTGCGACCTTTTGACGTTGCTTTACGAGCCTCAACGATATTGCCACCATATTTTTCTTCCAACGTTGCAGCCCACTTAGCCCTGTTTCCTGCTTTGCGTTCTTCACGTTCAATGGCTTTCATTTTGTTGTATGCTTCACGTTCTTTAGCCCAATTGTCACGATTGGCTTGACGGCGGGCTTCACGTTCTGCTGCATCTGCCGAACCCGATTTTGGACTCTTAGGTTTCGGACCTTTAGGTGCAGGCGCTACAGCGCCAGCAGCAGGTGGATTTTTGCCACGACCACTCTTAGGTGGATTCTTAGGCATCTTAGGTTTTGCAGGTTTAGGGGCTTTTCCTGTTGCCTGTGACAATGCTTTAGAAATATCATCCACTAAATTGCCGCCTACTCTAGCAGCATCGTCAGCAACACCAGATTGTCCCAAGCGGCGTAACGCCTCGGCAACAATTTTATCTATATCTAAACCTTTGGGCATAAAACTCCTATAAAGCAAAAATGGTAGGGGGCTTTTGCCCCCCTACCATATTGCGGGTTGTTCCCAACCCACAAAATTGCCAATTAAGGCAAATTTTGTTAAATTACTTAACTGCGCCGCCAGAGTTCTTGCGGTACAATTGAATTGCTGTAGTTGATGTTACAACAGCAAGGAATGTCGCTGAAGTTCCATCAAACACTGTCATCAACCCACCACCAGTGATTGTCCAACCAGTATTGGTTGTAACAACAGTTTCAAAACTAGACGCAAGGTTCACGATTGTGAACTCAAACGAGGTTCCAACTGCTTCATCTTTCAATTCAGCAAGCACAAGTGCGGCTGTTGGTAGGGTGAAGGTTGTGTCTTCTGTTGGTGTTGCAACAAACAACTTACTGTTAAGTAGTTGTGCTGCTGTTGGTGTTGCAGCATTAGTAACGGCTACTGCTGTAACCTTTTCTTTTGCTGTAACGTATGATTGTATACGACTACGACTAATCGCACCGTCTGTATCATTTGGGACTAATGGCATTTCTATCTCCTGTTTTGTTTTGTTTAAATTGTTGTTGTTTATTGTTTGATGGGGGCTTGCGCCCCCAACAAATTATGTTACTTAAGCAGTTTTTGCTGTCAGTTTGCCTTGCTTCTTAGCGTTGCGGCAAGTGAGATTGCCGTAACACATAATCAAAGCATAACGTGCATCCAAGTCTTCTGGACGAACAAACTCTGTTTGCTGGAACCACTTACCTGAGTGACCGACAAGTGTGAGATACTTGCTGTTGATGAAGAACATTACACCAGCGGTGCAACTTGCATCAAACACTACAGGTGCAGCCTTGAACAGAAGGTTCTGGAAACCAGCATCTGCTGTCTTAGCGTCTGTGTAGCGCAACTGTGGTTGCAACAAAGCCTCATACTTTTCAAACAATGTTTGAGTTGTGAGAACCATGTCTGGGTGGTCGTTACCAACAGAAACCGTGTTGTATGCGGTTGCCATTTGAGCAAGAGTCAAAGCAGTTGCTGTGTTCTCCTCATATGAACGCCAGTACTCGTTACCAGAAGTTGCACGGTTGATGTTACCGACAGTTCCTGAAGCCTCAATGATGTTGCCGAGACCGTTCCAGTCCTTGCCGCTGTTGCCAGTTCCGTCTGCGTAGAACATGTCGTTGAAACCTTCACGCATTGACTCCTCAGCCTGCATGATTTTGGCTTCCAACAAGTTAATAATTTCTTGTTCGCCGTTGTTCTTCGCTTCTTCAATACCGCTGATTGCGATTGATGCAGCGTACTGCTTCCAATCGTATTCTGCTGCAGTGATACCAGTTTGTGCTGTTAGTGAAATTGAATCGTATCCACTGTATGAAGCAACCGTAGTGTTTTGACCATAAATCAATGGCTCAACAATTTTGGTTCCACCATTGAGCATACGGATACGCCCCTTGGTCATCAGGTGATTAGTGAGAACACGGTCCGAGAACACGTTATCTGTTAATTGGTCACGATAGTTAGCGAGCGTTGTACTTAGCAACGCATCAAAGTTTACATTAGACATTATAATCCTTTATAATAGTAGTTGTTAAATGGTTAATTTGCACCCATTTGAAGTTTAGCGGCAGCCCAAGCCTCGGAAACTGATTTAATTGGGGCAGCCTTTTCTGTCGTAGTAGAACTAGTAGCCGAAGAACCCCCCGACACCACACTAGCAGCACGTTTCGCTTCAAGCACACCATTATCGGTTTGCTTCAAACGTTCCTTCGCTGCTGTTTCTATTTTGGACTGTGCCACAATTTTATCAAAAGCCAATTGCTTATACACGCCTTCTAAATCGGTTGTGTTCATACGCAAAGCGTTTGACACAACTTCTTTTACATCAAAATCACTATACTTGGTTTGCAAACCAGCAATTTCTTTTTCAATCTGTTGCTGATTCTGAAATTCCTCAAAAGATGCTACACGTTTATCAAGTTCACGAATCTTACGTTCCTCTGGGGTTAAAGATTCTTCATCTATCGGGTCAACCTGTGGTGTGTTTTGCACATTGTAATGTTGAGACAATAAACTGAGTGTCGCTGCTGGGTTATTCTCTAAAGCGGCTTGAAGTGTTGAAGCAAATTCTATTTTTTCACGTTGCTGAGACAATTCTTGCGTTTTCCGAGTATAATCGGCTTGACGTTGATAACCTGCAATAGCCTCACTAAGAGGGACTTGCAATTCCTCTCCATCCAACTTAACTGGAACTCTATGATTAGAGTATTCCTGCACGTTCAATGTAGGTGTATCGGGTGTTTCTGTGATTACACTATCAGATGTGGGTGACCCTTCAACTGGTTCCGCTGACTGTGTTGCGATTTCGTCGCTCATATTTCTCCTAGAATCCGTAATGGTTGTTCTAATACTATAATGGGCGTTCCCTAGACGGGGGGTATGGTGGATACCCCCCGCTGGGTTAGATGCGTTAAAACGCATCCTAGAGTGTCTGGTGACCTATTGTGGCGGTAAAGGTTGTTGTTGTCCTGCTTGTTCTTGAGCAGCCAACATTGCTTGAACTTCAGGACTGGCGGGTGACGCACCCGCAGCACCCGCAGGACCAGCAGGCATACCTTGTTGTTGTGGTGCAGCATTAATAAACTCATCAGGGTTTTTTACACCAAAACCCATCTGCAACACATAGGCGGCAAGTTTACCCATGTCAACAATACCTGCACCCGCAAACGGTGCAAGTGCATCAACCATCTGTAATGCCATTTGACGGCGGAACGACTCATTCGCTGGCTGCGTTGAACCTGCAGCAACTTCAAAATCAAAGTCACCTTGCAAATAGTCACGGTCAAAGTTAACCCAAATAGGTTCCCCGTCTTTGCCCATAACACGTGCCACTTGTTCACCAATCATATACTGTTGCGCTAACTGCACCATACGACGACCAATTTCGGCAATAGCCTGCTCAACAGTAGCCAACTTATCTGAAGTTCTGGCATTGGCTGCATCTTGCATCAACGATGTTTCGGTTGCAGTGCGGCGAATCTCTGATACGCCGCCACGTTGAAACTCTGTTACCCCAGAAATACGGTCAATGTCACCAACAATCAAATTAGTTTGATTATAAAACTCTGGTGGGTTAATAACCGCTGGGAAAGCAGAGACAACACCGCCCAAACTTTCATCCGAAATAACAGGAACCATAACGTTGTCTTGGTCTGACTCTAAAGCGGTGCGACCCAACTGGTCAAACGCATTTTCTTTATACAAATATTTGCGTGCAAACTTTTTGCGATGATTCATCATCTGCGAACGTGTTTCGTTCAATTCTTTTTGCAACGGTTCAATAGATTCCAAATCACCCATTGGATAGAAATGGTCAGGGATATCATAATTGCGCAACATCACAAATGGTTGCCCAAACGCATACGGCATTTTTATTGGCTTAACTAAAAAGTTTTCGCCTTGTTCAGAAAAAATGCTCATCGTGTTATTGGCTACATCATAATATTCCCAAATTTCTGCATACCCAGCGTTTTTGTCATGAATTTTTTTGCGTGAAGGGTCATCAGCATAACGGCTAACAGCCATAACTTTAACTTGGTCACGAGCAACTTTATTGTAACGTTTATCTTGTTTTACGTCATTAATTGGTCGGCGTATACGTTGCGCAATCCAACGAATATCGTGCATACTGGTAGCATCTGGGTCAACAAAAATATCATTAGGAGAAACCCGTTCGGCGAACGGGCTATCTTCTAAAATTATGCTAGTAGGTGTTGACTCGCCACCAGGAATAGGGTCGGAAACTTCTGTGTCGCCACCTTGAGTGTCTTCTTCCTCAACAAAACGATAACCAACCTTCATCCAACCATGCCCAACTGTTAACATGTCTTTTACGGCACGACGAAAATGTGAACGAACATCACGATGTTTCCACCAATAATTCACCACCGCTTCAGCAATAACCGCCTGTCCAGCATTGTCTGGATTAACAGCATTGACAGAAATCTTCGGATAGTTAACCGAAATACTTGGCGAAATAACGTTAATTGTAGAAAACGAAATGTTAACCAACATGCGGTCTTCTGTTTTATAGTCATCAAAGTGGCGACCTTTATACATGTCAACCATTCGTCGCCAAGTGCCATCATACCCGTCATCTTTACGCCACTTGCGGCTAGATTCAATACGTTGTTTAGACTGCGCCAAATAGTCTGCCATGTTTTTCTTAACCATTATACATCCTTACCTTTGTGCCAACCAATATGTTCATCTAACTTTGTGCCTACAGTATCAACCTTATCAGCAACCTGTTGCAACAAATCCCTAGACTCGGCATGTTGACTAGTGTTTTCTGAACGTAACTTGTTTAAAATAACCACCATTGGACCTGTTATAACCGCAACCAAAATAGGTACAAGGATGGCTTCCATATTACATCCAATTAGTTACAGGTTCAGCCTGAACTCCGTTAATAGCGGCATCCGACATAATTTGGCGTTGCTTTTCGGCAATGGTATCCCCATGAAAGTTGTCTTTGCCGTAAGTAAACCCTAAACGAACACTTTTTATGTGACAGCCGAAACAAATTGCACCACGATGGGGCAATTCTTCATCATAAAACTGTCTAGAACATTCTTCGCAAGTAAAATTTGTCATCTAATAACACTTTCCTGTTCCCAAACTAACGAAAAGGAGTCTGACTGCGCACATTATGTGCGCCAATAGGTGTTTTTTCTGCTTTCCGACCACCAAAAATATGTTTTTCCCACCACAACAAACTATTTGCGGGCGGTTTATCAGCAGGACGATACTCCGATAACCAAACATACTTCAACATTTGATTAGCAATAGCCAAAGAAATAACACGGTCATCATGCGGACTACCAGACATTTTACCATTTTCTTTACGAACAAAAGTGCGTAACTCCGCAATAGTTAAACGGTCATAAATTTGAATAGTGTCAGTACGCATAGCAGCAGACAATTCATCAATAGCCAAAGGTTTAGTAGTAGCCGTAGTACGCCAACCCAAAATGTCTGTAGCCTCAGGGCGAACATGTGCTAAACGGCGTTGTTTATAAAGATTTTTATAACCATGTTTTTGGGCAGCCTTAAGAGTAGTTAAACCATGATTATTGTTTTCAATACCCAATAACGCAGTGTTATACCACCAACCTATTTCTGCTAACATTTCACCAAACAAATCAGGTTCAATACGACCATGCCAAGTAGCGACAACTACACCACTTTTAGCCTCTATAATGTGTGCGGAACTATAGTCACCATAAGATAAACCTTCAGAAACGTCAGCGCCAATTACGTAAACAGATTCTTTTTGTGGGAAAGCCCAAATATGCAACTCTCCATTTTCCGAATAACGGAACTCTCCATTCCCATCCGAATACAAATGATAATAACCACGACTAGGTTCTACAAGAGACATGTCATCTAACATTTGAATATCAAAAACGGGATTACCTGATTTGATAAATGCTTCTTCGGGAAATGTCGGGTATTCTTGGTGTAGTTGCCAAGGGTGCATGTTAGCCGCTTTGGCATCATACCAGTCTTGGTTGCGTTCGCCGTCAGCAGACCAAGGGAAAAAGATGCCTTTAAACTTGTTGGCGTTGGTTTGTGAACCAACCCACAACTCGTGATAAAAATTGCCTGAACCATTAGCGGTAGACAAACCAATCACACGACCACCAACGTCCGTAACAGGTTCAATAGAAGCCCACGCTTCCTCAGCATTAGGTAAGAACGCCCATTCGTCTACAATTACCAAATACACCGACTCACCACGAGCAGGGTCATTGCTGGACGGCAAAGATTCAATAGCGGATTCGTTGTCAAATACCATTTTTAATTGGTGTTCGGTAATTTGTTGCGGACCACGCAACTTAAACCATTGAGGCAAAAATCGGTAACCATACTTAGCCTTAGATAATAACTTTACAGACTCACGTTCAGTACGGCTTAACATTACAATAAAACGGTCAGAAAAAAAGTATGCTAACCAAAAACTATAGGCGGCAGCCAACGTACTAAACCCAATCTGGCGAGCCTTAAGGACGATACTGTAACGTTCACTCATCCAAGTTTTAACAGTTTCTGTTTGCGCTAGACGCAACTTAAACAAAATACGTCCCTTTTGAGGATGTTTTACAAACCAATATTTTTCACAAAAATAAGAAAATGCAACCAACTGTTCATCTACACTAGCGTTTTCAGGTCCACGACATTTACGAAATTCTGCTTCGTTTAAAAGTTCATTTAATTCCATTATTTACCCCAAGGCTGCCAACCATTGCCGTTACGTTCCTCAGAGTACTCAAAAATAGCCAAACCAGCCTGTAAATTTATTTTAGGATTTAACAACTCTTTACACGAACTTAAAACACCTTGAGATTGCAACCATCCACTAGGATTATATTTATTAGGCAAACACCAAAATTGATTAATTTGCAACAACCCACCAGAACCACCATTTGGGTCAGAAGAATTAAACACCTTGGGAAAACAACGTGACTCACGCCACATAATATAATCTAATTTAGATAAATCAGACCTAGACCAACCCACATCCAAAGCATCATCCAACCAATGCCCACATTTACCAACCAACTCCTTAGACACAGCATGGACATGACTGATTGGCATAATTAGACATGCAACAATAATGGATATAAACCATTTACGCATAACACCATCCTAACAGATTGTTATTTAGATTATTGCAAAAATTCTTTCACAGCCACAGGAACATTATCCCCAGCCACATAACGGATATGCCAAGGTTCAGACTGAACTTCGTGGCTAAACCCAAACTTGTCTTCGTTGTTTAACAGCCATTCTAATATTTTACTACTAGCATTAGCAACATCAACAGCCAACCCCAACATGTGACGGCTACAAGTCTTAGGGTCATCATTCGGTGCAGCCAAAGGCGCAAAACCACGTTTCAACCACCACTTACGACCATTCCAAGTTCTACTGGTAGAATTAGCAACAGGTTCTTTTCTATAACGTTGCAAAAACGCTGTCTTCTGCTGTTCAATGCTACGAAACTGGTCACCCAAACTAGTAGGTTTTAATATAATGCCGTCCGCAGCAGCGGCGGCAACCATTGCATCCCACGCATCAGCAGCACACAACTCCATTTTCCCACCACCAGAACATTTACGCAAAACATCATTAGTGATTTCGCTAGGTTTTTTGCCTTTGATGTGGCTACAAAACTTTATAGCAACAACAGGATATTTCATAATGATTATGGTTTGCGACCAAACGCCTTATCGTTCGGATTAGCCCAACGCATAAGCGGCGGCAAAGCAGCCGCCAACAACGCCTTAAGAACATCTGACGGGTCATAGTTGCCTGTAGCAACGACAGCAAGAACTGCTGCCAGACAACTACGCAAATATGATTGGAACATCGCTTTTTGTTGTTTACTGATTTTCATTGTTTTCTCCTAGTAGTTCTATCCACACTCGGTTCGGTTCAAACCATGCGTACTTTTTGCCTTCAACAACTGGCATCGGTGTTGGTGGCTGCCAATCAAAGTTGTCATCTAAAGTCCATGAGCCGTATGGTTGTGGGCAGATGAACACATCGTTTACTGGGTCGTAGGTGTAGCCGATTCCTGCGTACTGTTTGCGTATGTTGCCGTTGTAACTTGTGCGTACACAAGTTTGGTTACGGAATGTGCTGTAGAACTCTTCAGGTGTTTTGCCGTCAATGAGTTCTGTTTCGTGTACGCCAACTATCACCTCGGTGACTCGGTTGTTTGTGTCTAGAAATGCGTAATGTGCCATATGTATTCTCCTATTCTATGCCCATGACACATTGCCTGTGCCTGCGGTAATCGTTGTAACTTTGTTGCTTCCACTTGTTGAGGTACTGGCTGTTAAGCCTGCACCAATGGTGATTGTAAAATTGCTTGAGTAACGCAAAATGACAACACCCGAACCACCTGCGCCACCGTTACCTGCTACAGCCCCGCCTGATGTTTGACCCGCACCACCGCCACCGCCACCAGTATTTTCCGTACCCGCAACACCATTACCAGTAGTCGCACCAGCACCACCGCCACCAGCACCACCAGCACCAGGACTACCGTAAGTGTCGTTTGTTCCACCACCACCACCACCAGCATAAGTAACTGATGAACCTGTGATACTCGTTGCTACACCAGCGCCACCGTTTCTAGTTGAGGTTCCAGCAGCACCAACCGCACCTGCACCACCACCGCCACCTGAACCACCTAGTCCTGTATATCCATTTGAGTTACCGTTCCCACCCGCATAACCTTGATTTGTTGTTCCTGTTCCTGGACTAAACGAGTCACGACCTGCGCCACCACCTGAACCGCCGTTTGTTCCAGCGCCACCGCCAGTTCCGCCACGACCGCCACCAGTTGATGTGATTGTTGAAAATACTGAATCGCTACCACTAGCGGCAGCCGCACCAATTCCGCCTGCCCCACCTGCACCGACAGTCACCGTATAACTAGTAGCAGCGAAAAGTGTTAATGCTGACTCTAAACTTCCACCGCCACCTGTCGCTGTGACAGTTGAACGCATACCACCCGCACCACCACCACCTGCGGCGTTAAAGCCGCCACCGCCACCGCCTGCGACCACAAGAAAATCAACAACAACAGGCAAACTGTATGTTGCTGCAGGGATAGACACATGACTAGAAACATACCCACGGTCACGAACACGACTATTCCTAGACATCAGAAAGTAATCGTTCCACTAGCAGTAAAAGTATAAACAGTTCCCGACAAAGTTG